CTAGCAACTGGTGGTGATTGTATAGCATTATCTTCACCTAATGGAGTTGGTAACTGGTTTCACAAGATATATAATGAGGCGGAGGCTGGTATTACAGAAAAGATAGGTAATAAGATAGTAGGGTTCAATCCAATAAAATTACACTGGTCGGTTCATCCAGACCACGATGATGATTGGGCGAGAGAGACACGCAAGAAGATTGGGGATCAAGCTTTTGCTCAAGAGCATGATTGTGACTTTGTTCAATCTGGTAGTAATGTTATTTCACTTAAGGCTTTGGAGTGGTATCTAGAGCATCCAACAGAACAAGAGACACTTGACGATGGTTATCGTCCATTCGTTAGGGAACCATTAGAAAGAACTTGGGTTGATAAGGGTTTGTGGGTTTGGAAATATCCGGATTATACCAAAAAATATATTATATCTGCAGATGTTGCTCGCGGTGATGGAGAAGATTATTCAGCTTTTCATGTCATAGATATTGAAAATTATGAGCAAGTGGCTGAATATAAGGGTAAGGTAGCTACAGATGTTTATGCTCACCTAATACACAACACAGCTGTTCAATATAACAACGCTTTTATAGTAGTTGAAAATGCATCAATGGGTCATCATACAGTAATGAAGATTGTAGAGATGGAATATAAGAACGTGTATTGGACAATAAAAGATTTAGCTAAATTACACGAAAGTAATGCAAGAGATCAATTATTTTATGACCCATACAATCCTCCTAAAAATGCAGTTCCCGGATTTACAATGTCTTCAAGAACAAGGCCAGCAGCGATAGCTCGACTGGAAGAGGATTTAAGACAACATGAGTTTATTTTACACTCACAAAGAACTATGAAAGAATTAGAAACTTTTATCTTTCATAATGGTAAGCCCCAAGCTTTGGACGGATACAATGATGATTTAGTAATGTCTTTAGCTATTGGTATGTATGTAAGAAACACAACTATAAAGTTTACTAATGCTGATAATGATATAACTCAACATTTAATGTCTAACCTTTCTTTTAACCCTGTTCCTTATGAGTTCGGAATAAGTAGTAATTCTAATTCTGTTGGTAATGAATCTTATTCTATGAAAGTAAATAAAGAACAGGTTGAAGATTTAAGATGGTTGTTATAAAATAAATGTTTATATTTATTTTATAGCCTTCTTGATTTTTATTATATTATAAAGATTGGGATTACTATAAGGAATTATAAAATGGCTAAATATTCTGAAGCTCAAAAAGGTGATTGGCACGAATATCAAAAATTAGTTTTAAGTGAGTTAGAGAGACATAACTCTTTATTGTTACAGATGGATAATAAGTTAGAAAAGGTTAATGTTGATATATCTTCTTTAAAAGTCAAATCTGGTATTTGGGGGTTAGCGGGAGCAGCTGTTCCTATTGGGATATTTATGGGGTTAAAGATTTTAAATATAAATTAGAGGTAAAAAATGGCAAGTAAATTTGATACACTTAAAAAGTTATTGAATGGTGGTTCTGCACAATATAAGGTTCCAACAGAGCGTCCATCAATGAGAACACAAAGAAATGTTTTCGATACTTTTCAAAAAGCAGCGTCTTCTATATATCAGCAAGGTTTGGCGGGTGGTATAGAAAGATCAGAAAGGTATAGAGAGTATAATGAGATGGACCATTACCCAGAGATATCAAGAGCGTTGGATATTTATGCTGATGATTCTATGGTTTATGGTATTGATGGAAATATACTAAATATATTTTCAGAAGATCAGAAAATCAAGGAAGAGTTAGAAGAACTTTATTATGAGAGATTAGATATTGATTTTCACTTATGGACATGGATTAGAAACATGGTTAAATATGGAGATCATTTTAATCTTTTAGATTTAGTTGAAGGTGAAGGTGTTTTAGGTTCTATAGCTTTACCAGTTGAGGAAATAGCAAGAGAAGAGGGTTATGACAATGATCCTAACTCTCTTAGGTTTAATTGGGTTGGTCAAGGAAACACCTCTTTTCAAAATTATCAAGTATCTCACTTAAGAATACTTGGTGATGATAAGTTTTTACCATATGGAAGAAGTATTTTGGATTCTGGTCGTAAGGTATACAAACAATTATTAATGGCAGAAGATGCTATGTTAATATATCGTATCACCAGAGCGCCAGAAAGAAGGGTTTTTTATATTGATGTAGGTAATATACCACCAGCACAAGTTGACACATATTTGATGCAAGCCAGAGATAAACTAAAAAGAACACCAATGGTTAATCAACAGACTGGTAATCAAGATATGAGATTCAACCCAGAATCAATATTAGAAGATTTCTTTATTCCTATTAGGGGTGAGAGAGGAAGTAGAATAGAGACATTACCCGGTGGTGAAAACGCCGCTGCTATTGAAGACATTCAGTATTTGCAGAATAAACTTTTTATATCACTTGGTGTTCCTAAATCATACTTAACAGCAGAAGAAGATTTAGCTGGTAAGGGAACATTGGCACAAGAAGATATAAAGTTTGCAAGAACAATTCAAAGAATACAAAAGATAGTAGTCAGTGAGTTGGCAAAAGTTGGGTTGGTTCATTTGTTTTTAAGAGGGTATGATGAAAGTGATATATATAATTTTGATTTGAAGTTAGCTAATCCATCAACCGTCACAGAGATGATGAATCTTGACTTAATGGATAAGAGATTTAATGTAGCAAGTCAAATGTCAGAATCCCCACTTCTTTCTAAAGAGTATATACAAAAAGAAGTATTACAGTTATCTATGGATGATATCGTTGAAATAAAGAACGATAGAGTAAAAGAAGCTTCTAATGAATATACTATAGAACAAGTTAAGATGGGTGCACAAGAAGAACCAGCTGCTATGCAGCAACCAGTAGAAGAAAATCCAAACGATCAAGAAGGTGATAATGAGAGTGATGTTGAGGAAGATAGTAAATTTAAATCATTTAAAAATGTTACTCCATATGACCCACTGGGAACTGATGAGTTGGAGGGATATCCTAAGTTTGATTCTTTTGAGAGAAATTTTGAGAGTAGTATAGATCAAATAACAAGTGATATAGAGAAAAAAGACATTATCAAGAAGAAAACAGGAAGAAAATCTAGAACAGATTCTTTTAATAAAACCATTACAGAAATAATGCGTTTTGACCAAGAATCGAATAAAATTATGGATAATATTAGAAAAGATATGAAAAATAATAAACTTTCTAATACAGGAAAGGTATATTTTGTATCAAAAGATTGATTTTCTCTTATTTTAGCTATATTTATACTAGACTAATAATATAATTTTGGGGTTAAATTTATGAAACATAATAAGTATAGAAATATTGGTGTTTTGTTTGAATCAATGATTCACTATACTATGGGATTAGTTTCTGAGGGTAAAACTACTCAAGCTTCACAAATGATGAAGATAATCAGAAATAATTTCATGAAAAAGACAACAATATCTGAAGCATATAACGTATTTTCACAACTTTTGTATACAGAGGCAATAAACTACTTTCATGCAAGTAGGTTTTATAGTAATTTAAGAAAAGAGTATAATCGTATTGATGATAAGGTATTAAATGCCGAAATATCTAATATGAAAAGACAAATTAAAGAAAATTTTAATTTGAAAGAAGTTCTTAATACAAAAATTCCTAATTACAAACTATTTTCAAGTTTTCAGATATGTTCATTGAAGGAAAATACTTATTTATCTTCTAAAAATCAAACTAATTTAGAACAGTTTATTATGGAACACCTTATTAACAATAAGGAGTTGAAGAAACTTAGTGAAAATAATATTGTTGTTGAAGAATACCCCAAAGAACAACAAAAGATTGATAAAATAGCAATGGCTATTGCTTTTAATAATTTTAAGAAGAGTTTTCGCGGTAAATTAACAGAAAATCAAATACAATACCTAATAAATTTTTATTCTATGAGTTCAAAATCATTTAATAAGTGGGTTATGAAAGAAATTGATGGTATGGTAAATGATATATCTTCAGAAAAAATTGTCGTTGAAAACGAAGGGTTACGAACAAAGTTAGAATTAGCTGTAGAAAGATTAAAAAATATAAAAGAAATTAACAGTGATAATATCGTTGAAGTTTTGTTATTTGTAGAACTTTGTGATAACCTGTAGAATTATTGGAGAATAATAATGGCATTAATTGATTTGTGGAGAGAAAAAGTATCTGGGCATAATTTTAATGTTGGAAATTTAACAGCAGTAGATGAAAAAAATTATAAGCCACACAATAACCCCAAAAGACCTAACCCAGTTGCCGGGGTTGTCGCGACAACTTTAGTTAATATTGATGAAATAGAAAGACAGTATTTTCAAGATCAAAACATACCAACTGCGGATACTGATGTGGAAATGAAAAGCCAAAGTCTGATAAATACAAATTTCGGCAAAACGACCTATGATGGAAGAAGTTCAATTATTGAAGGTTCAAATGATGGAACTGGATATATACATCATTTTGCTGGCAATATTGACGGTGATTATAAGCCCGGCTTCGCTAGAGGTATAACTGGTATTGGTTATGATGAAACAGCCGTGAAAGCTGATTATGACACTTCAGGAGGAACCACAGGAACCACAGGAGCCACAGGAACCACAGGAGGCGATGTGTCAACAGATCCGGCAAACATACAAGATTCAAATGCCGATCCATTAACATTTGACGATTGGAAAACATCTCTTGGTTTTGAGATTCAAGGCATTACAAACCTCGACGACGCGTATACAAATTATGTAAATAATTTCGGGACCGGCAGCGGCGGCGCTTCATAACATTAAATAGTTTAGACCTAAAAAAATGATGAATAAGAAAAATGAAACATCGGTAGTTGGAGCAGTAGCTGGTTTTACTGCTCCTCTATCTGGCGCACCCATAAGGAAGAATATAAAAAGAAAGAGAAAATCAATGAAGAAGAAGGCATCTAGAAAAGTTCCATACAACAAAGTAGATGAGCAATCGCATGAGGTTGTAAGAGACACAATATTTAATATTCTTTTAGAGAGTAAGAACGAAGAAAAGATAGGTTATATAATGTCGCTTTTTGAAGGTATTAATAAGCAGATGGGTGTTAGTATGGGATATACTAAGACATTTATTACTGACGGTTTAAAGATGGGTGAATTAGATAAAGCAAAGAAGTTAAGTTTTCGTAGAGCTAAGACAGAGTTAGGTCATGTTAAGAGATTAGTAGATGACTTAGATGTTTTAATCAATCAAATTTATGAAATAAGTAATCGTCGCGAAGATGATGGTGAGGAAGAAGAAAGAGATTAAAAATGACAGAGATTATTAACAATAATGCATCCCCAAACTTAATTCATTCTTTTCTTTTATTTGAGTATGACGATGTTAAGCCATCAAAATCTAGTGATGGTATACTTAAAATGAAGGGTATTATTCAAGCAGCTGGTAAACCAAACGCAAATAATAGAATTTACCCTCGTCAAGTTTTAGAAAGAGAAGATCAAAAATATCAAGAATTAGTTAAGGATAGAAGAGCTTTAGGTGAATTAGATCACCCCGATAGCCCCATAGTTCAGTTAGAGAATGTTTCTCACTTAGTAACTGAAACAAGATGGGATGGTGAAAACTTGGTTGGTGAAATAGAAGTATTGGATACACCTAAAGGTCAGATACTTGGTAAGTTAGTAGAAAGAAATGTTAAGTTAGGTATTTCTTCAAGAGGTCTTGGTAGTGTAAGTAGAAATCATGAAGGATACGATATTGTAGAGGATGACTTTAACTTAGTATGTTACGATATGGTTAGTAACCCCTCAACAAGTAATGCATATATGCATTTACAGGAAAGTGCTGTTTATAGAACACTAATAAAACAAAACAAGTATTTGAAAATTGAAGGTGTGTTAGACGAAATATTAGGGCTATAAAATGAAACTTAGAGATGTTTTAAAAGAGGCGGATTTTTATGTTCCACAAGCAGAACCTCATTCCAACTATCATGGCAGAAATCCAGCATCATTTTCTGCCTATAACGTTGGTTACAGACCTACACCCGGCAATAATGTTGATGACAAACTAACACAAACATTGGATGCAGATATCGAAGCTCAGTTAATAGACAGAGCTATTGATATATTATATGATGAATATCCAGAACTAGTTAAAGATAAGAAGATAAAAAGACATTTCCTGCAAATGTTAATTGGTAAAGTTACTTCTGGAGAAATCCCACATCAAATTAGTTTGGAGAATTTCATAAAAAGATTATGGAAAACTAAAAAGATAAAGGTGGGATAAAATGCCATTAACAGATAATAGTGTAACAAGACATATAGACCCTAGTGGTGATGAAATAAAAGCTTTTCTTGATGATGACGGGACGTATGTTCAAGCTGTGGCTCTTGTTGATGAGAATGGTGATTTAGCAACTCCTAATAATCCTTACAAAATAAACATTAGTCAAGTCAACGGTTCAGCTGGCGATTCATTTGGTAGATTAAGAGTATCAAATCTATATCCTTTATTTGAAACAACTAGTAGATATGATATAGATAAATCTATTTGGGTAAAAAATGAAGTATTAGGTGGTTCTGTAACACATTCAACAGCTGATGCATCTATACAACTTTCTACAGATACTCAAAACACATCTTCTGCAAAGTTATTAACAAAGAAAAACTTTAGATATAGCCCCGGTAAAAGTCAATTGATAATGCAAACGTTATCTGTTGTAAATCCAACAGAAGCAAACTGTGATAGGCGTTGGGGTTATTTTGATGATAATGATGGTTTATTTTTTGCAATAGAGGGTGGTGTTTTTGGTGTTGTTATAAGAAGTGGAACACAAAACACATTTATACCACAAACTAGTTTTAATCGTGATACATTAAATGGTAATGGAGGTAGTGGTTTTAGTATTGATTTAACCAAAGCCAATATATATCAGATATCATTTCAGTTTTTGGGTGTAGGTATAGTTGAATTTGGTGTTTATTCTCCATCTGGTGAGTTTATAGTTGCTCATGTGTTTGAGAACGCCAATCAGAATATATATAGTTATATGGATACGGCTATTTTACCATTGAATTATGAGTGTGTAAATACTGGAGTAACTGTCGGTAATAGTGGAATAAATGTTTTATGTGCTACGGTAAACTCAGAAGGTAGTAGAGAGGCTTTATATACTATATTTGAAAGTATTCAAACACCAGATTTTATATCTACAACTAGTGCTGCTGAAAGACCTATTTTATCTATACAATCTAAGGCAACAGTTAATGCATTGCGTAATAAAGTAGAGGTGGTTCCACAAAACTTATCAATAGCTGCTGATGGAAAACCTGCAATAATAAGAATATGGAAAAATGTAGATACGCTGACTAACTCTTCTTTTACTCCAATGCCGAATAATCAAAGTTCTATTCAATATGATACTGCTGCTACTGCATTTACTACTGATGCTAATAGTTTTTTAATATCATCTTATATCGTATACAATGGCCAAAGTGAAGTTATAAACCTAGAAAACATATTTAGTGCTAATAAACAATCTATAACTTATAATAACGCTGATGAGGCGGAATCTATAACTATAACAATACAAAGAGCTTCAACAGCGGCTGCTGAAACCTCTGTATTAGCTTCTTTAAGTTGGGCTGAGATTAGATAATGGGATTATTATTAATTTGGGATGATATTCATCGTCATATTACTGGTGGTAAAAGAAGTAAACGTGCAAGAGAGTGGTTAAATCAACATATAGAAGATAATTGGTTTACTGAAACTTGGTTTTTAAAAGTTGGTGAAAATATAATAGAGAAGAAAATAAATAAAAAACATAATGTCATATGTAAGCAAAATGATTTAAATATAAAAAATATATTGGATCAAATAAAAGTAGAAATAAATAGGGTAAAATAAAATGGCAATAACAAACTCTGCAGGTGATGGTGTTAGAATTACAAGTTATGCTTTATCTACTACTTCTTTACCATCACAATCTCAAAACACTGGAAACAATCAAATAACATTTGAAGATAATGTGGATGTGTCTACCGGTAATCAAACTACAGGTGGGGATTTAAATGATAGTTTGTATACTAATAGATTAATTATTAAAAATGTAGGTCTTCCCACAGAAGAGATTAGAAGAGCGTCATCTGAAACAGCCGGAACAGGAACAACTATTATAGTTACACTGGAAGCATATTGGGATACAACACCAGACACAACAGTAACCTCAGTAAC